ACCCCAACATAGATTGCAAGTGTTTTTTTCAACTATTTTATAAGTTGTTGTTTTTAAACGATTCTTTTTTTAGTTGTTCCTGTTTGGTTCTGCTTGTGGTTGTTTGTTCCTGATTCGTTCTTATTTGTATATATATACTGTGTGTCATTGCTTGGGGTGGGTGTGGTATTTGTGCAACACTGTAGGGGTGTGGTATTTATACATCCCTGTTGCAAAAAAGACACACTTTTGAGATTGTTGCAAAATTACAACACTTTTTTGTAGTAGATTGAGGATATATCAGTTAGTTTATGCTGTAAAAACAGTAGCTTACAGGGTAAAACAGTACAAAAACGGCAAGATAGCTGGTCAAAAGTGACAGGGTGCGAGGGCCACCCCCCGTTACCCAGTACGTATATATACAGAAACACACAGAAGTGGTTTTTATAATGGTGACATAATGTCGCATATACAAAGAAATACGCTTGACACGGCCTAATTTCTGGGTATAACTGCGGAGCAGGAGCAGGATAGTTAAACTTTTAGTGTTTAAACTTAAAAAAAGTAATAATAAATAAAATATTGGACTTAGGAAAAGTTTAACTTGACAGTTTAACTATACTCCTGTATACTACATTTAGTAACACAGTAATAATTATAACCAATAAATAGTGTTATACTAGGTATGTACCGTATTCTGGGTGTCTTTCTTCCTCACATCTCCTCCTCAACACGTAGTTTATGGTACATACCTCCTTTTAGGTAGTATCATGTACAAAAACAAAGTAAGTATGTACTCTTCTGAAGACGTAATAGAAGAGTTTTACGATGCAATAGCAGATGGTGACAGTAAAAAGCTACGTAGAGTTCACATTCCTAAGTCAGATGTGTTCTATGTACGTGAAGCATTGAAGTCTAACCTAGGAGAAAGTTATACTTTAGACCATGTAGAGAGGGCTATGTACTTAGAGGGCTTTCTCCAGCGCCATGAGGTGCTAGACCCTGACAGAAAAAGACCTGGGGTAGGGTAAATAAAGTGTTGACATTCAAAAACGCATCCATACAACTATGTGTATTAGGATTATTGTCAGCTTGTCAAACTATAAACTATACTGCATCGTGTCGAGTGGGGGATGCTGCATGTCAGAGAAACCAAAATGCAAGAACACTCGCACTTATCGGACATACGGATGCAGCTACGGAGCTTATGTGTAGCGATTCTGCTATTACTGCCCTTTCAGGGGTATGCACAGGAACAAGTTCCGATAGATGATGGTACAACTACGAATAATACCACGACTAATGACACTGGTAACGACATAACAGGTGACTTCTCTAACAACTACGAAGACTCAACCGTAGAATCTAACAATACTAGCGAAGTCATAAACTATAACGGAGCAGGTTCATCACCAGGGAGTAGCCCTGTAATGTCAAGTATCTCTCCGACAATGATGGGTGGGGGAGGTAACGACTCTTGTTTAATCCCGAAGAGTAGAGGGCTTCAATTAAATATAATTGGCCTATCTCAAGGTGAGATGCAACAAGACCCAAACTGTAATCGCAGGAAAAATGCTAGATTACTAGGGTTACCTCAACAGGTTGGTGGGCTAGGATTACAGGTGTCGGCTATCTCAGTGATGTGCCAAGACCCTACAGTATTTAGGAGTATGATGTTAGCCAATACTCCGTGTCCTATTAACGATTCACGTACTGGTAGATTGTTAATGGGTAAGAAGGCAATAGATAAGTATAGAGAAAACCCTGATACATTTGTAGTAGGGTATGCAGATGACAAAGTTTTTTGGGATACTCTGCTAAGAGTAGGAGAGGAATACGAAGATGAAGAGATCGTTGTGGAAGATAATACTCCTAAGCTATCCATTAGTGATAGGTTCAGGAGCAGCAAACGCAACAAGTCCACCTCTAATACAGCCACCACCTCCTCAAACGCTGGAACTGGAGATAGTGGACCTTAACCTGACTATGACAGGTCAGCAGAAGATTGACTATCTGATCGAGTCTCTAGGTGCTATAAAGAACAGGGTGATGGACGGAGCAACAATGACAGTAGGTGCTACTGGTCATGCTGCGCTGGGTGGTGTCATTGTAGATGATGCATTTAACGATGGACTTATTACGCAGAGTGAGTTTGATAACTATGTAGAAGCACACGATCTTGTAATGAACCACGACTACTCTACTGCTACCACAGCACAAGAGTTATTTACACAAGAATACCAAGGCGCTATGAACAGCTTGGGTGAGGCTATCGACTTACTAACAGATGCTTCTACAGAAGTGCTAACTGCTACTGGTATCATGGAAGCGGCTGCAGCAGCAGATACATCTCCAGAGCAAACTGCTTTGCAAGGCATGATGGGTCAAGAAGAGTATAGCATAGATCAAGCTGAAGTTGACGCCTATAACCAAGCTGTAGCACAAGTAGAAAACTACGCACAACAAGCTGGTGCATTTATGGCTGCTGCTAATAACGCAGACTTAACAGCCAGCATAGACAGCTACGCACAAGTAAATAACTTTGTAATCGGAAACTACACAACTATAACATATACTCAAAACATTGATGAGTTTGTAATCAACTGGGATAACGATGGGTTTGGATCTGGTTGGCAGGGATACTTAACAGAAGATATGGTATCAGCAGACGAGTTGTTTGAAGCTGGTGAGTATGTAGAGCAATATGGAACCATGCCTAACTAATGGCAATGGAGTTCAGCATAGGAGGCTTTAATGTCAAAGGCTGGATGGTTGCTGTGGCTTTGCCAGTTTTATCTGCTGTATCAGGTGGTGTTTACTGGGGCTACGATACTCTTCATAGGTTCTATGGTGTAGAAGAAGGTATAAGTTCAGCACTAGGTAAGACCAGCGCAAACGCAAAGCAAATTGCAGAACTACAAAAAAGCTTGACTCAGTTAAGCAACGACACTGATAGAGATATAACAGCAGCAAAAACATTTGCGGCAAAAGAACTAAAAGAAGTCGAAACTAACCTAAGTGATGATAGTGTTGCAAAGATGCAACAGTTAACTGAACGGCTAACAACACTCGAAGCTACGGTAACAAGTAGAATACAAACTGTAGAGCAAGCTATAATAGATAATGATGTTAGAGGACTAAACTCAAAGCTTGCACAACTTGCTACTAACATGCAACAAATACTAGAGCAGCAGAAAGTTTTACTTGACTTACGCTCACAAGTTGATAAAGCTACTACTATAACAGATGGCATAGGTGACAAACTAGATGTACTACAAACAGAAGTAGATGACATTTGGAAAGCCTATGATGAATTAGCAAGTAACCCACTGTAAGGATAATTAGATGGCAACAACTAAAGATGTAGAACGCTTACCCAGTGGTAAATTAAAGTATCGTGGTGAAACATTTCCAGGATACAATAAACCAAAGAAAACTCCTGGTGGATCTAAAAAATCTGCTGTTCTTGCCAAGAAAGGCAAAGAAGTAAAAGTAGTTAGGTTTGGAGATCCTAACATGACTATAAAGAAAAACATTCCAGGAAGACGTGCAAACTTTCGTGCTAGGCATAATTGCGATACAGCTACCGATAAGTTTACCGCACGTTACTGGTCATGCAAGGCTTGGTAAAATGGCAGAACCTAAAAACAAAGCACTATACTCTAGAGTAAAATCAGAAGCTAAGAAAAAGTTCAAGACGTGGCCCAGCGCATATGGGTCAGCATGGTTAGTCAAAACCTACAAAGCACGTGGGGGTACTTACAGCAAGGGAGGCAAAGTTGCAAAAGTCAAGACACGTACTAGAAAGTCGTAGAGCTTACGGTGAAGGTGGACTTACTCAGTGGTTCAAAGAAGACTGGCGTGACGTAAAGACAGGTAAGAAGTGTGGACGTTCTGGAAAGAAAGATAAGAACAGACCATACCCAGCCTGTAGACCTGCAAAGGTGGCTGGTAGAATTAGTAAAGCTGAAGCGGCAAAGAAGACTGGACCTAAAAAAGTTAAATGGTCAGTAACAGCATCAGGCAAGAAAAGAAAAGCATGACTAAAAAGAAAGACCCAAAAGTAGGAACAGGCAAAAAACCTAAAGGGTCTGGACGTAGATTATATACAGATGAGAACCCTAAAGATACTGTAAGTATTAAATTTGCTACAATGGCAGATGCAAGAGCTACAGTAGCAAAAGTAAAAAGAATAAAAAAACCTTACGCAAGAAAGATACAGATATTGACTGTAGCTGAACAACGTGCTAAAGTGATGGGTAAGACAGCAATAGCAAATGTCTTTAAATCAGCAAAAGCAGACTTGCGAAGGAAACACAATGCCGTATCTAACAAGTAGTATACCGTACTTTAAAGCATGGGTTCGTAGAGAATACACAAAAAATATGGAAGACTATCATGGCGACTTTCTACACGCTATGGTAATAGGCGTTACTACAATGCCAAACAGAACACTGAGCTTTCAGGTTATCTTCACAGGCTGTGAGACAGATGACGATGATGATGCTCAAAACGTACATGGTGGTGCTATGTGGGCTAGAATGCCACTGACCGCACTAGTAGCTGATACACCGTTGGATGAATGGCCTGATGAGTTGCCACCATATTTAGCACAGCCTTGGGATTGTATGTCTCATACACACTCCGTGTATCAACTACAACGTGCAACCCCAGCGCCTTGGATAGCTAAGATAGACAATGAGTTCTATCCTGCCAAATACTACTTTACTGTAGACTATACAGATAATGAAGTAGCAGATGACCCTGCCCAGCATAAACAATCACATGTGCTGGAGTTACTAGATGCAGGAGAATACACTGGTAACATGGTTGCGTTACCCAATAACAGAGTGAGAGTAACTCACCCAGCTTGGTTTGAAACAGGGCAAGGTGCGCCAGACTTTAAACCAAATCAACATATATACAACTCAAAAGAAAACGTAGACTATGTATGGGATACGCAACGAGTTTTCAACAATCTTTATAGCGAGGATACAGATCAATGATGAAGAAAAAAGGTTACGCCAAGGGAGCCATGATGAAGAAAAAGGGTATGGCAAAAGGCGGTCTTAAAATGGTAAAGAACAAAGAAGGGAAGATGGTTCCTTTCTATGCTGCTGACGGTAAAGGCAAAATGTATGGCGGTGGCATGGCTATGAAAAAGAAAGGCATGGCAAAAGGCGGCATGAAGAAAAAAGGCTACGCCAAAGGTGCTATGATGAAAAAGAAGGGCATGGCTAAAGGTGGTATGAAGAAGATGGCAAGAGGTGGCTTCTTAGCTCCTGCTGCTAGACCACTAAAGATGCGTAAAAAAGGCATGGCTAAAGGTGGCAAAGTATAAATGAAACTTGATGATATAGTTCCATTTGCTCTTTTACTAATGTTTGTAGCAAAAATTTTGGTTCTAATAACTATAATCATTTGAAAGAAAAATAAATGGCAAGATCATTAACTGAAAGACAACAGAGGTTTTTGGACGTACTGTTTGATGATGCTGGAGGCGACGTTGTACAGGCTAAGAAGTTAGCTGGGTATGGCGACAACTCCAGTACAACTGCTATAGTGGAGGCACTAAAAGATGAAATCGCTGAAAAAACTAGGACTTACTTTGCTAGGACTGCCCCGAAAGCTGCTGTCTCGCTTATGGGCGCTTTGCAAGATCCCACTCAGTTGGGTATCAAAGAAAAAATGATAGCTGCCAAAGATGTGCTTGACAGAGCAGGTCTTGGAAAAGTAGAAAAGGTAGATGTCACTAGCGGTGGTGGCATTTTTTATTTACCACCTAAAGAAGGTACAAACGAATAATACCTCAAAGAGAGTTGGGCTTTTGGCAACTACCAAAGCCTCTTAAAACGCATAACAAAAAATGGCACAAGATTGTCAGACTAACTAAGAAGATACCGTATGGTTACGAACTAGATCCTGACAATGATAAATTACTTGTACCTGTAGAACATGAGCTAGAAGCTTTAGAGCTTGCAAAACGACACCTCAGACAGTATAGTTACAGAGCAGTAGCACAATGGCTGAGTAAAGAAACAGGCCGATACATATCACATATGGGTCTAAAGAAGAGAATAGAAGTTGAGCAAAGACGTAGAAAAGCATCTATCACTAAACGTAAGCTTGCCAAGTGGCTCGAAGAAACGCTCTCGGAAATCGAGAAGCTCGAAACGCAAGGAGTCGGTGCATACTCAGAAGCCTGTGGAAGTCGAAACCCCCCAGATTCCAGCACAGGTAGCAGCACCTGAGTATGACGTAGAAGAAGCACAGGAAGTTGTATTCAAACCCAACGAGGGGCCACAAACAACTTTCTTGAGTTCTTCTGAGAGAGAAGTATTGTACGGAGGGGCAGCAGGTGGTGGTAAGTCCTACGCTATGTTGGCAGATCCACTACATGGCTTAAACAATCCTCACTTCTCAGGACTCCTTGTACGACACACAACTGAGGAACTAAGAGAACTAATACAGAAGTCACAGGAGTTATATCCACGTGCAGTACCAGGAATCAAATGGTCAGAGCGTAAGTCTCAGTGGATTGCTCCTAAAGGTGGACGGTTATGGATGTCGTATCTGGATAAAGATACCGATGTCACACGTTACCAAGGACAGGCTTTTAACTGGATTGGATTTGACGAACTTACTCAATGGCCTACACCTTACGCTTGGGATTATATGAGATCACGTCTTCGTAGCGCATACAGTAAAGATTTAGGGCTTTACATGAGAGCTACAACAAACCCAGGCGGTGCTGGACATGCTTGGGTAAAAAAGATGTTCATAGACCCTGCCCCTGCAGGTCAACCTTTTTGGGCAACAGACATTGGTAGTAACAAAACAATTACATTCCCTAAAGGACACAGCAAGGAAGGTCAGCCTTTATTTAAGCGTAGGTTTATTCCTGCGTCACTCTTCGATAATCCATACCTTGCCGAAGAGGGTGACTATGAGGCCATGCTCTTATCACTACCAGAGCATCAAAGAAAACAACTCCTCGAAGGAAACTGGGATATTAGCGAAGGAGCAGCCTTCCCAGAGTTTGATAGAACACAACACGTTATTGACCACTTTGACATCCCTAAATCTTGGACACGCTTTCGTGCATGTGATTATGGTTATGGTAGCTACACTGGGGTTCTTTGGTTTACTATGGCTCCTGATGAGCAGCTTATAGTATACAGAGAGTTATACGTATCTAAAGTTACAGCTTCTGATTTAGCAGATCTAATACTAGAAGCAGAAGCAGAAGATGGTGGTATGAAATACGGTGTGCTTGATAGTTCTTTGTGGCACAACCGAGGCGATACTGGGCCATCACTAGCAGAGCAAATGAACATGAAGGGTTGTCGATGGCGGCCCTCTGATCGCTCAAGAGGCTCACGTATCGCAGGTAAAAACGAAATACATAGGCGATTAAAGGTAGATGAGTTTATTGAAAAGCCTATGTTAGTATTTATGAATAACTGTGTAAACACTATTGCACAGATACCAGCCATACCACTGGACAAAAAGAATCCAGAAGATGTGGACACAAAAGCAGAAGATCACTTGTATGATGCGTTAAGATATGGTATAATGACAAGACCACGTAGTAGCATATGGGATTACAATCCTGCAAAACAACGATCAGGCTTTCAAGCCAGCGACTCAACATTTGGATACTAAGATGTTAGTAACTTGTCCTAAGTGTGCAGTAATATATAATACAGACAAGTTTGATTGTTGTCCTAGATGCCAAGAAACCTACGATTTTGATAACGGTCCTTGGAAAGGCAAGTGATGAAAGTTTTTGTATTAGTAATAAGTATATGGGGAAATAACGGAACTGATTGGGTATATACAGGTAATCAGTATGTATCACAAGAAATGTATACAAAAGAAGAATGTCTTGAACTAGCAGATACTTCTAATTGGAATAAGTTTAAAAACAACCCATATTACGACATACAACTAGATTGTTTTAACAAGGAAGAATATAATGGCTGAACAGGAAGAAATGTTTGAAACAGCAGAGGTTGTTGCAGCAGAAGATACACTAGACTCTATCTTTAAAGAAAAAACTAGTGTTGTAAGTTTTGTAAAAGAAAGATATAAAAGATCTGAAGACTCTAGGTATGCAGATGAGCAAAGATGGTTAAAAGCTTATCGTAACTATAGAGGTTTGTATGGATCAGATGTACAGTTTACTGACACAGAAAAGTCACGTGTGTTTGTAAAAGTAACTAAAACAAAAACACTGGCTGCGTATGGACAGATAGTAGACGTGCTATTTGGTAACAATAAGTTTCCTCTATCTGTAAGTCCATCTGTATTACCTGACGGTGTAGCAGAGTCGGTACACATAAACATAGATCCTAGAGCAGAGACAGCAACCTCTGCCCTTAGTGCTGCTATGAGTTCACCAGCGCCAAAACCTTATCTTATAGATGGTGATACAGAACTACAGCCTGGCGAAACTCTTATAGACTTGCAAGCAAGATTAGCTGGAATGGAAGACAAACTGGAGCCTGTATCTGAAAAGATCATAGAGGGCGATGGTACTACAGCTACTACAGTTACATTTCATCCTGCTATGGTTGCAGCTAAAAAGATGGAAAAGAAAATCCATGATCAGTTACAAGAAAGTGGAGCTACTACACACCTAAGAAGTATGGCATTTGAGATGGCACTTCTAGGTACAGGTGTAATGAAAGGTGCATTTGCTGTAGACAAAGAGTATCCTAACTGGAATGAAGATGGCGAATATGACCCCATAGTAAGAACTGTTCCAGAATGTGATCATGTTTCTATATGGGATTTCTATCCTGACCCTGAAGCAAAGGATATGAATGAGGCAGAGTATGTTGTGCAGCGACACAAAATGTCACGTACACAACTACGCAAACTAAAGACACGTCCATACTTTATGGAGGACGGTATACAAAATGCCATAGACAAAGGACCAGACTATACACAGAAGTACTGGGAAATGACTATGGAAGACGATGACACTCAGCCAACATCAGAGCGTTGGGAGGTGTTAGAGTTTTGGGGCTACGTAGATACAAAGCTACTAGAAGAACATGGTGTAGATATACCTAGTGAGCTTAGTGACTTAGATGAGGTAAACTGTAATGTATGGGTATCTAATGGTGAAGTACTACGATTTGTACTAAACCCATTCAAGCCTACACGTATTCCATACTATGCCGTACCATATGAGCATAACCCATACTCATTCTTTGGCGTTGGTATCGCTGAAAACATGGACGATACACAGACATTGATGAATGGTTTTATGCGTATGGCTATTGATAACGCAGCAATGTCAGGTAATCTTATTATAGAAGTAGATGAAACTAACTTAGTTCCTGGTCAAGACCTATCAGTATATCCTGGCAAAGTTTTTAGAAGACAAGGTGGCGCTCCAGGTCAGGCTATCTTTGGTACAAAGTTTCCAAACGTAGCACAAGAAAACATGCAACTATTTGATAAAGCGAGGGTACTGGCAGATGAGTCTACTGGATTCCCATCTTTTGCACATGGTCAAACAGGAGTTCAAGGAGTGGGGCGTACTGCTTCTGGAATCTCTATGCTTATGTCTGCTGCTAACGGCTCTATCCGTACCGTTGTTAAAAATGTGGATGATTATCTTATCCGTCCTTTAGGCAAAGCATTCTTTGCATTTAACATGCAGTTTGATTTTGATGAAGATATAAAAGGTGACCTAGAAGTACATGCGTCTGGTACAGAAAGTTTGATGGCTAATGAAGTACGTAGCCAACGCTTGATGCAGTTCTTACAAGTTGCACAAAATCCAGTACTTGCACCTTTTGCTAAGATGGATTATATTATACGTGAGATTGCAAAAAGCATGGACTTAGATCCTGACAAGGTAACTAACTCTATTGCTGACGCAGCTATACAGGCTGAAATACTAAAAGGCTTTCAAGCACCTGCTCCACAACCAGCAGGTCCAGAAGGTCAAGGTGTACAGGATGTAGCAGATACTACTGGAGGTGGAGGTTCACAAATAGGTATGGGTACAGCACCACTACCTGAAGAACAAGGATTTACAGGCAATGCACCTCAAGCAGTTGGTCAATGATAAAGAATGTTACGAACAGTTTCAAGAATATATAGATGAACTAATTCATATGAGACAACGTGCGCTGGAAACAGCGAGTGAACCACATGTTATACATAGACAGCAGGGTGCAATAGATGTACTTAGAAAGCTCAAGCTATTGAGGGAGACAGTAAATGGCGCTTGAAGAACAAATGGCAATGAACTTTGGTGATGTACCTGACAATACAATAGGAGTAGATCCTGTATCAGGTAATGATATACCAATGGGTTCAACAGCAGAAAATGTACGAGATGACATACCAACTATGCTTAGTGAGGGTGAGATAGTTATACCTGCTGATGTAGTAAACTTTCATGGTGTAAAACTATTTGAAGATTTACGTGCCGAAGCTAAAGTAGGATATGCTCAAATGGCTAACGATGGACGCATAGGTGGTCAGCCTATGGACGATAATGTTGACATGGGTATGAATATTTCACTTACATTAGAAGACTTAGAAACCTCAGACGATGCAGAACCTGTTCAAATGAATAGAGGTGGTACGTCTATGGCTGACTACAAAGATGTTGCAAAGAACAGAGATATAAAACCTGCTAAACGTACTGCTCCACGAAAAACACATGAAGAAATAATGGCTTCTGTTAGAGGACGTAGTGATAGAAGAGACAGTTCTCCTGAAGCAATATCTGCTAGAGTTCAAGCTAGAAAAGATGATCCAAAAAATAGATATGAAAAATTACGCAATCGTTTTAGAGATTTGTTTGATGATGATGACGATGATAAACCTAAGAGCAAAGCTAAATTAGATTTTGGCTTTGGTGGAAATCCAATGGAACGTGCAGCACGTAAATATGGATCTCCATCAGGAGCAGGTCAAGTAGATGCTCCTTACACAGTAAACTACAGAGAGCAGCCATTTTTTAAAGCACTTGTTCAGAACCTAAAAGAAGAATTAGGATTTGATGAAGGTGGACTAATAGAAGATACAAATCTTATAGGCGGCGAAGATCAATTTAATGAAGGTCCATATTACTCACAAAAAGGTGGCTTTGATATGGACAATGCTTATGCTGGTTCTGACACAGGAACAAGTGGCCCTGTATTAGAAATGCGTGAGTATATGAACGATGCTGGTCATAGAATATTTATCACTTTTATAGACGGTGTACCACAAATGGAAATACCTGAAGGGTATTATCCTGTAGAAGGTGAAGGTACAGTTGTAGCAACTACTCCTCCAATAGGCGGCGGTGGTGGTTCTGATATGGGTGATTCTGGAAGTGGTACTGATATGCCAACTCCAGAAGCTGTCAACTATAAAGAGTTGAGTATGGAAGAACTAACTGGACTAATAGAAGATCAAAAAACACTAGGTTCTAAGTTTATAAAAAATATAAATCCTCTTGTCAGGATAGCCATGTGGGATCAAACTAGAAGAACTAAAGCAGAAATAGAAAGAAGATTATCAGATCCTGCAACTTCTGAAGTAGACAAAATAAGACTACGTAATTTGCTTGAGCTTGCAAATAGAGATGAACCTGGTTTGATAAAAACTTTACTAGATAAAGTTACAGGTAGCACACTTGAAACAGCAGCAGGGCAAATACCTGATCCTAAAGTGCCTGACGTAGACTTTGATGATCCAACAGAAGCATATACACCAGAAGAACAAGAAGCAAGTACCACAACAACTCCAGGTGTAGATCAAGGTGTTCCTCAAAGTGTAGATGCAGATGACTTTGATAAAATGCAAGACCAGTTTGATATACAACGTATTGAACAAGAAATGAAAGCTCAACCACGTCCTGCACCAAAAACAGCAGATAAACCAATAAGGCAAGAGTCTGATAGAGTACAACAAGCAAGAAGAAATACTCAAAAAGTAATGAAAGATATGAGAGACAGAGGTGCTTCAAGAGAAGAAAGAACTGAGGCACTAAAAGCAGCAGCTAGGACAGAAAATGTTTTGAGAGACTTGGACAGAGGTGTTGTCAGAGGTTTTGAAAAAGGTGGGCTAGTAGATAAACCAGCAGTTAAAAAAGTAGTAAAAGGTTTAAAGAAAGCATCTAAGTCACACGCTAAACAAGCAGACCAATTAGAAAAAGCAATGAAGAAAAAATCCAAATAACTATAAGGCCACTCGGCTACGGCTGACCCCAACATAAGGAGAAAACAAATGGCTACAAGCGAAGAAGCAAAACCAAACCCTATGGTAAAACCTGCTATACCAAAAGTATTGATGGGCAGAGGTGGATACCTAAGTAACGAAGAGCGTATTAAAAAAGATGAAGAAGAGCTTCTGGCTATGAAGAAAGAAGCATTAGGTATAACAGATGAAGAAAGTACTGAAGATAAACCCAGTAGCGAAGAGCCTGAAGCTGAACCAGTACAGGCAGAGAGTGATACCAAACAAGAAGAAAAACCAGAAGCTAAAGCACAAGAAGAAGATGACTTAGGTGCAGAAGAAAAAAACTTCAAGAAACGCTATGGCGATTTACGTAGACACTCACAAAAGAAAGAAGAAGAGTTTAACGCAAAGATAGCAGCACTAGAAGCACAACTAAACAAAGCTGCAAAGCAAGAACTTGTGTTACCCAAGACGGATGAAGAGTTAGAAGCTTGGACTAAAGAGTATCCTGATGTTGCGGCTATCATAGAAACTATAGCTGATAAAAAGTCTAAAAATGCAGCAGAAGCTATAGAAGCTCGTATGGCTGAATTAGAAGAACTTCGCATAGATGCTCAAAAAGAAAAAGCAGAAGCTGAACTTGTTAAGATACATCCTGACTTTATAGAAATACGTGAAGACGATACATTTCATAACTGGGCAAAGGATCAACCTAAATGGGTACAGGATGCCTTGTATGAAAATGTTGATGATGCAAAGTCTGTAGCACGTGTAATTGATTTGTATAAAATAGATAAAGGTATTACAAACAAGAAGAAAGCTAAACCTGCAGAAAAAGCAGCAGCATCTTCTGTTAAAACAAAGAGTGCAGCAACGCCAGAGCCAGATGAGGCAGCAGGATATATTCGTGAATCAGAAGTAGCTGCAATGTCAATCAAAGAATACGAAAAGCGTCAAGAAGAAATACTGGATGCTCAACGTAATAAAAGATTTATTTACGATGTATCAAGAAAGTAGTTGACATTCTAAACATCGTAGATACAACTATAGCATATACACAACATTAGTGTGTATGCTTTAATCAAGCACTAGCCACACAAAAGACTTACCTCTACGTATAGGCCCAGCGCAGAGAGACAGCGCAGTCTCAAAGCATAGCTGACTACCCTAAAACAAAGAGCCTCTTCATGGTGGATATGTAGTGTTACTTCAACGCCATATCTATAAAGGAGATTTTAATTATGGCTATTACTTCAGCGAGTGGAGGTTTTGACGGTAACTTTAGCCCGATCATGTACTCCAAACAGGCGCAGATCGCATTGCGAAAATCGTCTGTTATTAGCGCAATCACAAACAACTCCTACTTTGGAGAGATTGCAAATCAGGGTGACGTTGTACGCATCCAAAAAGAACCAGATGTAACTGTAAACGCATTACAGCGTCACACAAGTATATCTGTAGAGAAACTAGATGACACTGACTTCCAGTTAACCATCGACAAAGCTAACTACTTTGCTTTTAAAATGGATGACATCGAAGATCAGTTCTCACACGTTGACTTCGTAAGCCTAGCTGCAGACAGAGCAGCATATAAAATGGCTGACGCTATTGACGTAGATGTTCTTGCTTACATGACAGGCACAGTAGCAACAGGCGCAACTGCAGGTCAATATTCGACTGCTGTTTCTGGTACTGCACAGCACCCAACATCAGGTGAGATCAATGGTGAATTTTTGAAAGTGAACCAGTTAGATATGTCTGACATGACTAACATCACAACTTCAGCTTCATCATCTACAACTGGTGACTCAATCCCTCTAGCACCTAGACTACCAGGCGCAACTTCAAAGGGAACTACAACTGCATCACCATTGCAGCTTATTGCAAGAATGGCTCGTCAGTTGGACACAGGCAACGTTGACTCACGTGGACGTTACTTGGTTGTTGACCCAATCTTCATGGAAATGTTGAAAGATGAGGACTCACGTCTTCTAAACTCAGACTTCGGTGGAGCAGGTCTACAAAACGGATTGGTTGCAGGAAACAT